ATCATTGTTGCCGGTAATGACTCGGTCTCCAATATCGCCTCTCCAGGCGAAGTGATTGGTGGCGCAACCATTCGACGTGTAGTCCATGGCTGCAACTCAGCCGGGCACATTACGATCTCGCGAGCCTCCAACCTGTTCGGCATCTATGTCAACTCCGGAAAGGTTGATTACTCTGACGGTATGACGCCTCAGCTTGATGTGGCCGCCAACGTGGTGATCGCTTTCAGCTCGGCTGGTGCAGGAGCCGGTTTTATTGAACTACAGAAGATTGTGACCGCCAACTCATCTGCTTCGGCTAGCTACAACTAAGGAATACTGATGAAGCTCATCACCGAAATTCTTACTGATGTCCAGTGCATTACCGAAGGCAGCGACGGTAACAAGAAGATGTATATTGAGGGCATCTTCATGCAGTCTGAAATCAAGAACCGCAATGGGCGCTACTATCCCAAGGGCGTGATGGAAGGTGCAGTAACCAACTACATAAACGAAAAAGTGACCAACAAGAACGCCTTTGGCGAACTGGGTCACCCTGCCGGTCCGACGATTAATCTCGACCGCGTCAGCCATCTGATTGAGTCCCTACGCTGGGAAGGCAACAACGTCGTCGGTAAGGCGCGTTTGCTTGACACCCCAATGGGAATGACTGTCCAGAAGATCATGGAGGGCGGCGGTAAAATCGGCGTCTCTTCCCGTGGCCTGGGCTCTCTGAAGCCAAACAAGGCAGGCATCCAGGAAGTCCAACAGGATTTCAAACTGGCCACAGCCGCTGACATCGTTTCTGATCCTTCCGCTCCCGACGCCTTTGTGCGCGGCATCATGGAAGACACTGAGTACTTCTTCGACCTCGCCAAGAACGAGTGGGTCGCCCGCAAGGTTGACCAGACCGTCAAGGCCATCAAGGAGATGAGCAAGGACGAGCTGGAAGACGCCAAGATCGCTCTGTTCGAGAACTTCCTGAAGAGCCTGAATGAGACCAGCAAGGTCATCGATGACCATGTCAAGAGACTCAAGGAGTCCGAGGGAAGCGATCGTTTCATGAAGCACGTCGCCGACCTACACGCCTCGCGCAACATCAATGTGCACGAGCTCCGTCAGATTTGCCAACGCGTAACCGGACGTGTCATTCCGGAGAATATTCGTAACCACAAGAAAGCAACATACCAACTGTTTCAAAGCCACAATGCTGGCGTGAAGAAGCAGTAAAGTATAAATACTCTTACAAAAGATTCCAAAGGAGACTGACTAGAAATGGCTCGTAAGAAGAAAATCGTTGAGGATCAGCACGACCTGGATGAGCACGACCACGAGGTTGAGGACATGGTTACTCATGGTGGCGACGGCGATGACGACGAAGACGATTTCGACATCGAGGACCTTTCTGACGAGGACCTAGAAGACCTCGACCTGGATGATCTCGACCTGGACGACGCGGACCTCGAAGACGAGGACTTCGACGTTGAGGACGACGACACCGTTGAGGAAGACGAAGACTTCGACGAGGACGAGCTGTCTGAAGACCAGGCCTCTTCGAACGCTGCCAGCGTCTCGACCAGCAAATCAAAGATTCACTCCATTGCGCAAGCTGTCACACTGTTGAACAGCATGAAGCATGACGAAATCAATAAGCTCTGCGACTCCCTGATGACTCAGGCGGGTGCAGCAGCTGCTAAGACCATCCCGGATGGAACTGCCGAAAAGAACAAGGCATCCATCGCAATGAAGGAAGCAGTGGCTGAGGATCTTTCCAAGGTGTTCGGCGACAATGCCGAGCTGAGCGAAGAGTTCAAGGAAAACGTAACCACGCTGTTCGAGGCGGCTGTTGACCTGCGTGTCAGCCTGATCCGCACCGAGCTCGACGAGGAATATGCCAACAAGCTGAACGAAGAAGTTGCCGAGATCACTGAAGGCCTGATTGTGAAGGTTGACGAATACCTGAACTATGTGGCCGAAGAGTGGATGAAGAACAACGAAGTCGCAGTGGTTTCTAACCTGCGCGCCGACATTGCTGAGCAGCTGGTTGCTGATCTGCACGCGGTGTTCGTGGAGAACCATATCGCTATCCCTGAAGACAAGGTTGATGTTGTCGAGCAGCTTGCTGCCGAGAACGAGGCCCTGGAAGCCAAGCTGGACGAAGTTCTCGAGCACAACATGACCCTGACGAGTCAGGTGACTGAGTTTGAGCGCCAAGTCATGGTTGCGGAAATGACTGAAGGTCTGGCAATGACCCAGGCTGACAAGTTTGTCAAGCTGACCGAGGGCATCGAATACGACGGCGATACAGACGCATTCAGGAAGAAGCTGGGAATTGTCAAGGGTAAGTATTTTACCGAGGGCAAGAAGCAGTCTTCGACGGGAATCATCACTGAAGAGATTACCTACAACGAAGGCGAGGAGCATGATCCTGCAGCCGCAGTTGTGGTGAAGGACCCAGCGATGAAGATGTACATGCACCAGATTTCGCGTACGACGCCTTACAAGCAGTAAGACGCGGCGTATTATAAATATTTCAACAAAGCCCAAGAAGAACAGGGAGTAGATAAGAAAAATGAATGAGGAACTGAACCTTACGGAAGAGCTTCTGAGAAAGTGGGACCCAATCCTGAATCATCCGGATTTGGCACCAATCAAGGACCCACATCGTAGGGCTATGACTGCTGCTCTCCTGGAGAATACCGACAAGGCTCTCCGCGAAGACGCCAAGCATATTCGTATGCTTTCGGAAGGCCCGATTCCCCAGAACTTCATGGGTGGCTCGAGCTCTGACGCTTCAACCGGCGCGATCGACATCTTCGATCCTGTTCTTATCTCGCTCGTTCGCCGTGCAGCGCCCAACCTGATCGCGTATGACATTATGGGCGTCCAGCCGATGACTGGTCCTACCGGACTGATCTTCGCAATGCGCGCTCGTTACGCCAACCAGACGCACACGGAAACCTTCTACAACGAAGTCAATACGTCGTTCTCTTCTGTCGTTTCTAACGCTAACACGTTGGGCCAGAAGCATGTTGGTACGCTGCCGGGTAACACCACGCACGTGGGTAACTTGGCCTCTAACGGCTTCTACAACTTCGGTTCGGCAATGTCTACGGCCCAGGCCGAAGCGTTGGGAACTGACTCCAACACCGCCTTCCCGGAAATGGCGTTCAGCATTGAAAAGGTCACCGTGACTGCCAAGTCGCGCGCCCTGAAGGCTGAATACACTCTCGAGCTGGCGCAGGACCTCAAGGCCGTTCATGGTCTTGATGCCGAAACCGAGCTGAGCAACATGCTGAGCACGGAAATCCTTGCCGAAATCAACCGTGAAATGGTCCGTATGATCAACGTCACGGCGAAGATTGGCTGCCAGGAAAACACCACCACTGCCGGTGTGTTCGATCTTGACACTGACGCCAACGGTCGTTGGTCTGTCGAAAAGTGGAAGGGTCTGATGTTCCAGCTGGAGCGTGAGTCTAACGCGATTGCCAAAGAAACGCGTCGTGGTAAGGGTAACATTATGATCTGCTCGAGCGACGTGGCTTCGGCCCTAGTTGCCGCAGGCATTCTGGACTATACCCCGGCCCTGAATGGTAACAACCTTCAGGTGGACGACACCGGCAATACCTTCGCAGGTGTGCTGAATGGTCGAATCCGCGTGTATGTCGACCCGTACTCTAGCGGTGGCCAGTACGCCACGATGGGTTACAAGGGAGCTAGCTTCGCTGACGCGGGCGTGTTCTACTGCCCCTACGTGCCGCTGCAGATGGTTCGCGCTGTTGATCCGGACAGCTTTATCCCGAAAATTGGCTTCAAGACACGTTATGGTGTTGTTGCCAACCCGTTCGCGGAAGGCGCAACTGCTGGTGCAGGCGCGCTGACGAAAGACAGCAACGTCTACTACCGCAAGATGATCGTTGCGAACTTGATGTAAATCAAGAATAAGAAAAGCACTAAAAGAAACTGGGCCGGTTTATCCGGCCTTTTTCTTTGCCTAATGCTTAGAAGCCGTGCTCTCCATCATTTCCTCCCTTGTTGTCCATCAGAACACAAGTATCACAACGAGAGCAGCAAGTCCGCCACTGATGAACCCGACCAGCGCGCCCACGGCCAAATGGTGCCAATCCACTCCCATCATTTTCCTCCACCACCAAAGAACCACCGGAACATGTTGAAAGGAGGCTCCGGGTCCGGCACCTCGACCGCCTGAAACCGCTTGCGCCAGATTTCGTGGCTGGCACTGAGGAACCCTATCGGGGCATCGCCTCCACCCACACCCCCCTTCGACAACCACTCGGCAACGCGCGCCTCGCTGCGGTCGTAGGGTTCTACCTCAAAGTCTCGTGCCATCCGACGCCTCCTTCAACGCGCTCTCGGCGATGCGCGCCACGGTCGCCCGAAAGCTCGCGTTGCCCGGAACCTCCAGCAAGTCTTCGACGATCAACTCGAAGACCTTCTGGTCGACATGCTTGCGAACCACGCGAACAATCTTATCGACAGTGTCATAGCTAGCTGCCATCTACGGCTCCCAATTCTTCTTGGCGTCCTTGGCCCACTTCACCTCTTCTTCATTCTCCTGTTCGTACCAGAGGTCGATCCAGAAGCACCGTATCGTCGCTAAAAACCCCATTGTCCTGAGGTTGTATATCAGCTGTCGCACCGGACCGTCTCCTGTGTCTGCGCATCTTCTCAGCGCTCGTCTCACGTTGTGTTATTACGCGTGGCCAGACCGTACTGTCGTCAATGTACTGGCGGCTATCGGCCAAATCTAGGCTCCAGGCCTCCAACGTCAAGAGCCCGTTCTCCTTGTCCGTGCAGTGACCCCACCAGGAGTCGCCCGCCTGCAGACCTGTTTCCTTTGTCGTATAGATACCGACGATCTCACTGCCGGGACCAACGATGTTGTAGTGCAAGACGTGAACGATCATGGCAGCCTCGAATGATAGTCATACGCGGTTTGTAGGAACACGCGCGCCTTCAGGTAACGCTTCTCGATCGAGCGCATATCTTCGGGCAGCGTTGCTAGACGCTCCGGTGAACTGTTGTCGAAATTGTCGGCCAGCT